ACCTGCGACTGCCCTCTCGGTTGCTTCCAACTCTTTCTTTACTGCGTTGACCAAAGATGCCGACGCAATTCCAACAAGCGCAGCTTTCCAAGCCGACGCAATTCCGGAGAAACTCTGACCGATGCTCTTAGTGTCTCGCTTGGTGTCCTGTTTCATCTTGTTCAACTTCTTGTTGTACTTGGTCGTATTCAAATCGACCATGTTTAAGATGTTGTTAACAATTGACATTTTGCGTCTCCTCTTTGAACATCACCACCTATCAGAGCTAATACCTTGCTTGTCATAATGTCGGATTCTTGACTCTGCATCTCCTCTCGCTCCTCCGGATGAGCGTCGTAGTATTCTGTTTTATAGACTTCTGCCCACAGATTCAGTTCGTGTACCGGAAATTCCATAACGACTGAAATGGGAAGATGCAATTCCCTCGCTACTCGAACGACAAGTTTTGCTGTCGGCAGACTTATGATTTTTTTTCGCTCTCTCCGTTATTGAGTTCGAAGATCGCTTTGTTGATTCTTTGGAAAAGCTTTGCAGGTAAAGCTCTGATTACATCCTCTGCCTCTTTGACTGTTTGAATTTCGTTTTTGCCGTTCTCATCAATAAGACATGTCTTCAGAGCATAAGCCAGTGCGCTGACCTGTGAACCTTTCCCCTTCTCCTGCAGCAGATTATAGAATTCTAGCTGCTCGCAACCGGTAAGCTCTCTGAACCGTAACTTGCAATCATCTCCGAGTTCCGGAGCGTCCACGTCAATTGTCTTCGGTGCTATCTTCTGAAGTCTGGTAAGTAAATCCATTATTTTTCCCCAATAAAAAAGGGCATTTCTGCCCTTTAACTATAACGACTAAGATGGTATTAAGATTAAGATGCAAGGGTCCACACCGGTTTGCCGTTTAGCTTGCCGACGATGTCCCACTTAATGGTTTCGGAAATTGACACATCCTGCGGTGTTGCAGATTTCAATGCAACTTCCATTGTGGCGGTTGATTCATCCTGTATCTGCAGACATAAGTCGATAATACTACCGGAATTCGCAGCAGAGATAAGAGCCTGCTGAGTTGAATCCCCTGTGTAATGGTGGATTGTGATGGTGATCTCGTTGCCATCCCAAGCGCCCTGCAGATAACGTTTGGTGTCTTCTGCAATGCAGGTCTGGTCGATGTCTTCAACTGAACCGCCCATGCCGGTGAAAACTGAAACCCCTGGTATGGTTACCCAAGATTCCTCCGGTGTCTGACCGTGCAACCGGTATCCCACCAAAGTGTTTTTGCCGCTGATGGCATTTTTCTTCGTGGTAGGTGATAATGTACCTGTCATGATTACTCCCTCTAGTTACTAACTACTTATTAAGATATCCGTCTTTGAAGGTTTCTTGAAAAGCCTCCTCCAACTTAGCCTTAATTCGTTCCTTGTTTGCATTCCACTCTCTTGACAGAACCTCTCGAGCAGAATTTTTCTTTGTTCCCTTATCGCCCCAGATACCAATATAAGTTGCCGGTTTCGGTTTGACTCGGTAATCCCCATTTCGATTAATGATTTTAGTGTTTAAAATGTCCGGCAGATGTCTGTCTCGATAACCGAAAGTCGTATAAACTGTTCCTCTCTGCGTCTTCGATTCAGCGGTCTTAACTCGAACTGACTTTATCGCATATCCGGTGTGTTTCTTGTAGTTCATCCGGACAGCTCTTCTTAGGCTGCGAACTGCCTCCGCTGTCGAATCTCGAAGAATTTTCTTCTGCCGTTGCATTGAGAGTTTCTTGTCAACGTGAGACATCCGTTCGAGAAAGTCATCGAGCATTTTCTCAAACTCTAGATCCTCTTTACCGCCACCAATGGTTTCGTTAATGTGAACGGCATTCGTTAACTCGAACTTAACTCCCATGATTCACCTCATTCGCTTGTCGCTACGTCCCAAATGAGACAAGACAGAACCGCTGTCGCTACTCGCACATCGCTGTCTCGGTTGTCAATACTGACTGATTCGAGCATAATGTCTCGGACGCAACCCTCGGACGCATTGTCCAAGTTTTCGAGCGCGTCAACTAGAGAATCGAGATCGTCATCGGTCTTCGTAACCAACACCGCATTCGCTTTGAGTTCCTTGTGCCATCCCATATCGAGATCGTGATTGTAACTAAGGTCTAGCGAGTCAATTACAATTCCGTTCTCTGCCTCGGCAGCAGTTGCGTAGTCAAAACTTACGCTCACTCCGGTTATCTGAGAAAGTATCGATACGAGATTCTGCTTGATATTACTTATTCCCATCAGCTTTCAACCCTCTGTACTATCTGGTTATCGAGTTCAATCCCGATGATCATACAATCCGCTCTTTTGTCTGCGTTGATACTCATCAGACGATACCGGCAACCGTTCGGGAGAACCATGCGCCACTCATTTGTGATACCGCTCAGATATCTCATCATGACCGTGTATGTCTCGGTCTGAAGTTCAACGTTCGAGTTGATTGCCTCTCTCAAAGTTATCTGTTTGATGTTCGCCCACAAAGTTGCTTTCTCGGTATAGGTAACCGTATGATGTCCGGTCGAATCCAACGTCCGTGTCGGTTCGAGCAAAGTTACCCTGCTGTCGAGCTTTCCTGCGTCAATCTTAAGCATACTTGATCCACCTATCTAACAAATGCTGACAGAATGTTTCATACTTTTTCTCCTGCTGATTCTCTCTTACTCGGTACAAGTCACCGGAAGTCATGAGAATGAACTGAATTATCGATGCAGGGATGTTGTCTTTGTCATTTGTGACCGCTGTTTCATCCGTTGCAGAATAGATCGGTCGGTGCATTCTCATCTCTGCCTCTTCCTGCGCTGTCAGAATGTACTGCCGGATAAGATCGTCTTCTACGTCGTTGTCGATCTTGTTATGCGCTTTCATCGTACTGATTGTTACATAAAGATCCATGTTCCCTCCTAACAAGGGGAGCGGATTACTCCCCTTGAAGATGGTTACGTGCCGGTTATGAACCTAATGACCAATCGCCACCGGCAATGGCGGCTGCGTCTTCAACTCCAAGACCAAGTCTGCGTTCTACACGGATAGTTAACAGATTCTTGCGGAAGTCATCGCCCTCACGGTCAATTTCCAACGCAACTTCCTGTCTATCGTAGATTGTAGAGCCGAGAGCAAAGTCTGCCATGACGTACTTACCGCTCGGTACAGATGATGAAGTTTCAACCGGTAAACCCCACAGAGCTTTTTGGGTGATTCCTGCAGGTCCGCCAAGAAGATATCTCTTCTGGGAATCCTTAAGGAGAGCAATGTCTGCCCAATCTTTCGGATTGAGGAGAAGAACCTTTGGTGGATAAGCGAGGGAATCCAGGTGTGTCTTAATGAGCAGAGCAAAGTCCATCAGATTTGCACTGGTAGGAATCTGTGACGCAATTGCACTTGAATAGTCGGTGTGATTGCCGGAATTGAGGAAACCTGCAAGCTGAGTTGAAGTTCCTGTTCCGCTGATGATCTGATTGTCTACCTTAAGCTGTAAACCGTAGAGCATCTTTGCGTTGATGTATGCAGTAACTGCAGGGGCATCGGCAGCGAGCTGTTCGGTGATCTTTGTCCAATGGGCGACGGTAACTACATTGGCTGTTGCGAGTTCGAATTCAAAAGTTGATTCTGCTTTCGCAGCACCCTCAGCTACTACACCTGCGTTATTGGTGAAACCGGTGTGCTTGAGATACTCAATCGCTGATGTGCTCACAGGAATGTGAGGAATTAAGTTTTCAACGATTAACTGCTGTTCCGGTGCTCCCCAAATGCCCTGCACCTGGTATGGTGCTGCAATGGTGTTGCGACTAATTGCCGTACTTACAACTGATGGAGTTGGAGAGTCGGTCTTGGTTGATACGATGTGACGAGCGCCACGTACATCTCTTGTGTTAGCAGAAAACGCTTTGTAGTTAGCTGATTCGGTAAAACGTTCACCGATGGACTTAACTCTGTTTTCGCTAGTGCCGGTGTTGTCAGATAATGACTGCTGAATTGCAGCAAGTTCACGTGCGAACTTAACCTGTTCGTCGCCTAACTTTTTCATTTCAGACTTAACTGCCTCAACGGATGCCTTGCCGTCTGCGTCGATTTCATTGATCTTCGCCCCGACTTCATCGAGGGACTTCAAGATAGTTTCTAATTCGTTCATCTTTACTTCCTTAGAATGTTGTTTAACTTCTGCTGAATGGTTTTCAGCTCCTCTTTCGCCTTGATTTCATCCGGTGAATCACTCATGGAATTCTTCTTGGCCTTGATGGTAGAGATAATGCTCTGCGCCATCTTTTTGCTGATACCTAAGTCCCTCAAGTATCTCTCGCAATCTCTTATGTCTTTCAGATCTTCGAGGTCTTCCTGCTCTGCTTTGACTCCCAGAACTCTCGCTGACTTGTCTGCAGGGAAGTTCACGATGCTGATTTCTAATAATTCGCTAATGTTTTTGATGTGGCAGATGTCGTTTTCATCGTATTCGTAGTCTCGGTCATGAAGTCTGAAACCGATAGACATACCGTCGAGCGAACCGAACTTGAGAGCGGAATATACCTCCTGCGCCTCTTTAAGTTCGAGATTCAATCTGCCCTTGACCTTGAGTCCTTTCTCATCGACAGAAAGTTCTTCCCACTTCCCGATTGGAATGCCCCAACGGTCATGCTGATAGAACATCAGCGGTTTCTGTCCGTCTTTAATCACATTGTCATAAGCGGTCGGTTCAATTGTGTCTCCGTAACTGTCGATTCCACCGAAGACGGATGCGTACCCCTCAATGACTCCCTCTTCCTGTACCTGATACAAACTCTTAGTGCAAAAGTATCTCACTGTAGTCTCCTGTTATTGCTTTTCTGGTTGAGTAGTTAACGGTGTCTGCGGTGTCTGTGTCGCATTAGCCTGTCCCAACGAATCCAATGGATAAAGATTATTCTGCGCTGTTAACTCATCAGCTCCGTCGATTCTCTTGTAACCATCTTCTCTACGAAGTTCGTTTCGAGTTCTCAAACCGTTTTGCGCATACGATGTCTGCATGCTGATTCGTGTCTGGTCACTCATTCTCTTCAGAACTGAGGTGCGGAACTTAACTTTTGTCTTCTCATCTCTGACGACTTTCTGCATGAGAATCTGTTCGAGTTCAATGCACATTGGCAAAACTGTTGTCTCGTAAAAGTAATTACTTAGGTCAACCAATTCACTCGCCTCTCCGGTGAGAAGTCCGTACGGAATTCCAAACCATCGAGCGAATTCTTTCACGATGAATTCTCTCGTTTCCAAGAGCTGAGTATCCGCAGGGGACAAAGATAAAGACTGAAATTTGAATCCGGCAGGGAGGAGCGGTACTCCAATTGGCGCATGCGCCATTTCCTCAAACCTGTCAAGGAAGTCTTGCGCTTGATTCTCCTGCAGAATCGGTGTTTCCGCGGAAAGGATACCGTTTAGCTTTCCTTTGTTTCGGAACATATCGATTGATGCATTCTGGGCACAGACTGCCTCCGTCAGAGTTGATCCTGCAAAGTCAACCGTGCTCAAACCAACTATGCCGTTTCCGATGCCTTTCCAATGCATGATGCGGTCAGCACTGTATGTCTCTTTAGTATCCTTATCCGACCAATATTCGTAGATAACCTTGTTGCCGACAATATTTGTTGTCACCTGCTCCGGATTCAATGGAATGAGTGCTGCAATGTAGTCGTTTCCTCTGGCCTTATCGATCCGGACATAAGCATTTCCGTGAATGAGATAGTCGAGCGTGATTTTCTTAATGAAGTCTGCCGGTGTCATGTACGCATTCGGTGACCGGTTTAGAAGAAAGTACAACTGACCGTCTTCAACCAATTCCGTGTTGCCGTCATCATCAACGACCTGCAGAACGTCGCACGGCAGACAGCTCATCGCTTTCGTGATTTTATTAACGCATTCCCAAATTGCCGGTATCTGCAAAATGTTACTGACTGTTGCCGGTGTAGGTTTCTCTACAATCGGTGTCAGAGGTTTTGTGAATTGCCGGCCTTGGTAATTTCCGAGCAATCCTTTAAGCCAATTCCACATTCTTTTCTCCGTTAAAACTTGAATCTCGACCAATCTACCGGTTTACGTTTTGTTGCCGACTTGTAATTGTTCTCGACGTTCAGATGTATCGCTTGATTCATCGCCATGATTAAGGCTACGATTCCGTCGATTTTGTTTTCAGATTTTTCTTTTCTCGGGTAGACGTTTTCCTTTGCATCGATGTGACATACGACGTTGCATGCCATCCAATGCATGACCGGATTCCTGTCGAAATGAATCCTGCCGGAATAGATAAGTGCCTGCACTAATTTCATTGGTTCGCTGAGATTTTTCAGATTCTGAAAAAGTTCAACCATCGGTACTCCGTCTCTCAGAAGATCCTGCGCCATCTGTGTCGCCTGCATCGGGTCGAACCCGAGTGCGAGCGTGTTGTAGTTCTTAACGTCTGCCGAGATGAATTCCTCAATTTCCTTGAGATCGGTTATCGGTCCGTCTGTAGTATGCAGATAACCGTCAGCAACCCAACCGTAATACTGGCTGTTGTCCGATGCCTTGACCGTTTCTGATGGCAGATAGAAGTCGGAGAAAACATAGTAGTGCCAAACTCCGTCTTCGTGCTGTTTCCAAAAAAGTTTGATTACCGCTGCTATATCGATCTTGCTCGCTAGGTCGAGTCCGTAAATGCAGTATTCGTTCCGGAAGTCTTCAACCTTAAGTGTCGGATCAATGCACTTCTTGAACCGCTCCATATCCAACCATTGGGAATCGGAATTTACCCAAACATCCAAGTGTTTTGTCAGATAATTCTTCTGGGCAGAAGTATTTACTTTTGCCGATGTGAGATCTGAGAGAACCACTTTCGGGTTAACCGAGATTCCCCAATTCGGATTCGCTTTCTTCAGAGCGTCAACTGACTGCCAATCGTCGCCATCATCGATCGTGTAGATAACTCCGAACAATGTTTCATCGATAACCGAGCCATCGAGTACGTGCGCCATCGTTCTGCGTC